ACTTGCGACGGATGGCGCGCGACATCAGCAGGTGCGTCGGATCGTCCACGGCATCGATTGCGGAGTCCAGCGTGTCCAGCGAGAGCGGCGAACCGCCCGAGCCGCCACCAGCGGAAATCACTTGGTTACCTTGCAGCCGAACTTGCAGCCCGTCGAATTCGCGCGGGTTGGAAGTGCTGTCGCCTTTGACGAACTTCGCAGTCCATCCAGCGGCAAGCGCTTTCACCTTCATGCGTTCGTGCGTCGCACGGATGCCAGCGCCTTGCGTGCGAGCGATGGTCAGCGCTTCGACTTGCGGGTTCAGCACGCCGGAGCTTTCCGGGAATGCTTCGTTCACGCCACGGAAGGCGATGCCGGGGAGGCTTTCTTCCAAGTTGTAGCGCAGAGCGTTGCCCGCGATGTCATCGAAGGGAAGGACGCGCAGGATGTCGGATTCCTGTGCGAACATTTCGATGACTGCGGCGCGAACCACGTCGCCCGATGCGAGCTTCGCGGCTTCGACAAGAGTCAGTGCCATTTTCGTTTCCTGTGAGTAGGGTTCGCCGTTAGCGCGCGCCGATGGACGCGTTCTGTTCGCGTGCGAGAGTCATGCGCGCTTCGGGCGAGAGGTTGGATGGGATTTCCCGGCCTTGCCGGTTGCCGTTGTTGCCATTGGCGTTTGAACCCTGAGCCCTAGGCCACAGGTGCGGAGCGGAAGAACGCAATTCACCGATCCATTCGGAAACGGTCAGCGGCGTCTTGCCATCCTTCCCGAAAATGACTTCGCCGTCTTTCGTCGCGACGACATCGCCATCCTCGTTGATCGTCCACCCCGCACCCTTGGCGCGGAGGGCGATGTCCTCCATTGCTTCCGGATGCGCGCCACTCTTGGCGGCTTCCGTGATGATTGCTTGATTGGTTGCGCGTTCGACCAGCTTGGCGGCGCGCTGTTCCGCCTTCGTGCGAAGCGTCATTTCGCCATCGACTTTCTTCTGCCAGTCTTTCGACAAACGCTCGGTGCGCTTGTTGAAAGCTTCATCGATCTTGCCCGCCTTGATTAGCGCGCCTTCCTCGTCGTCGCCGAGCTTCTTCAAGATCGTGTTCACGACATCGGGATCGAAACCCTCGAACTTTTTCAGTTCGGTTTTCATGCCGTTGACGGTGCCGAGCAGTTCGTTGTTCTTGTTCTTCAACCCGTTGACTTCGTTATTGATGCGGGCCGTCGCCCACGCTTCGATTGCCGTGCGTTGTTCGGCGGGCAGGGCCGCGAGCGGATCGGCAGGGGGCGCGGGCGTGTTTCCGCCACCGCCCGAACCGGGTTCTCCCTCCATGCACAGGTGACGCGCTCCCATCGGCGCGAGATAGAGCCGGGAGACGTAGTTGCGACGGGCGGACAGGGGTTTGACGAACATAAAGCAATCTCCAATCAGTGAGGCGTTAGCACAAAATCGACATTGTTTGTATCCGGCTATTCTGCCAGCAGAAAGAGCAAATGGATGCGTGCAAAACGGTCGCGCCTTTGACGCGCTTCGTTTCGGGATTCATATACCCACCGTTATGCACCGTCAGCCATGAGCGTCCGCCGCAGTGCGGGCATTGCAGTTGCCCCGGCGTATGCGCCATCTGTTTCGGGCGCAGGAGCGCGGCTTCGCGCCGCGTAGGCACGCGCTGTTCAACGAGAACGAGCTTAGAGCCCGGCACGCGTGAACGCGCTCGCCTGTTTCTTTCTCAGTTCTTCTAACGTGAGTTCTTCGCCGCGTGCGCTATACATTTCGCCTAGGCTTAGTTCGCCATCGCGAAAAAGCTTACCGCGTGACGGCCCTAGCACTTCGTCTTGACGCTCTGCGGATTGATCGCGCAACCAATCTTCATAGGTCAACTTTTCCGGAACGGTGCCATCCATCGACGCGCGTTCTGTCGGAGAAAATTCCTCGATGTCAACGCCTAAATCTTTCCATGATTTTGTAATAGGCGTCTTCGTGCTGCGACAGTTCCAATGCAACATGCCGGGACCGGAGCCCCACGGATAGCGATGTCCAATCGGCTTCGGATTTTCTTCCGCCGTGTATCGCAGTCCATCGCGAATCTGACATAGCGGCGTCGTGCGCGTGTCAAGCGTCGATGTCCACTGATACTCTTTAATCAGGTCGAAGTTCTGCGAGTAAACCCGCTCCGAAGTAACCGCCGAATAGTGAGAAAGCGACGTTCGCACGACCGCTTCCGCAGAGCGTCGAGTCGTCTCAATAATTCCATCCTTGAACCCCTTCGAGGCGGTTCCGCGAAGCTCACGCACGATGACATCCGTCGTCTTGTTCTGCGTGTAGCCATCGGCGACAGTGCGACGAATCAGCTTCGCCTTGTGCGCTTCCTGATCCGCCATCCAATCCTTTAGCAGAGCCCCTTGGAAGGGCCGCGCGAGCGCTGCGGTGTAGACCTGATCGATTGCCACTTTCGCGACCGGGAAGACGGGCGGCGCGGCTTTCCCGAGCATCCCCTGAAAGAACCCTATCTCGATTTCCGTGAACGCGCCAAGCTCGGCCCGTAGATCGCGGTCGAATGCGGCGTATGCATCCCGATTCAGTTCCCGCACGGATGCGAGCATGGCGTCAAGGCGGATCATCGTGAACGAGTCCGGGTCCATGTAAGCCATGCGACGAACAAGCTCGGTAAAGATGCCATCGTCGGCGCGATTCAACACTGAAATCATGCGACGAACGACGTTCGCGGTATAGCCACGCACGTTGACTGCGTGATCGATAATCAACGATTGCAGTCGAACGTTAAGCGGGCGGATCGCCATACATTTCTAGAACGACGTTCTCCAAAACCTTATCGCAATGCGGACAAACCACGTTGACTTCTAGATCAATCTCACCCAATAAACGCGTCCACTGCATGTCGGTTTCGCAGTGCGGGCAACGAAAAACGACGAACTGATCGCGTAGCAACCACTTGCCCGTCGCAGGAGAGCCGCCCAACTTTTCGGCCCACACGTCACGCCGCGCGTTCATAGCGAGAAACGAGACTTGAAACCCGTTGCTTTTCTAACGAGCGAAGCGTGAACGATCTTAGCGGCGATTCGATGGTTTTCCGGATGGCTTTGCATTTCCGGGATTCGGAGCGCCAACTGCGGGAGGCTTCGTATTTCCCTGCGGATCGAGATTCGGAGCGCCTGCCGGTCCCGTACCCGCCAAACCCAACATTCCGAGCGGCGGTCCTTCATCCTCGATGTCTTGTTCAATTTCCGCATTGGTTCTTTCCGTCGCGATCAATCCCACCTTACGAATATGATCGCGCACGTCGTCTTTCGAGATAACGCCGGTTTGCCACATTTTCACCAGCGCATCGACAATCGCGGGATTCGCTGCCGCGCGAACGAATTGCTGCGTGATCTTATAGGCGTCCGCCGCATCCCATTCCTTGCCCATGTCGAGGAATTGAGAGGCGAAATAGATCGCGCGCTGATATGCTTCGTTCACGTTCGACACGCACAAGCTCAGAACGGAAGTCGTCGCCTCTTTATCGTTCTCGTCTTCCGTTGCAGTGCGCGAACCCGGCCCCGCACCTTCGATGATGCGTGCGCCGACCTTTACCATCTGCGCTTCTTTTTGGTCGATTGCTTCCTTGACAAGCGTGTTCGGCTGCGCCTGCGCGTAGCCGAATGTCGAATTCTCCGGAAGCAAAAGCGGCTTGCGCGAGCCGACATAAATCACTTCGCCCGTAGGCTGACCCATGTCGTCCTTTGGGTTCTCCAAGCGATCCGCCCATTCTTCCGTCAGGCCAGTGATGTACGGCTGCACTTGACCGACGAAAAACACGGAGTCTTCGTAGTCGGCTGAATTTCGGAAATGCGCGAGGTTGATCGACGCAAGCCCATACATCGGCGAGGGATCGATACCACCATCGTTATTTTGCGAACCGACGAACACGAAAGGGATTTCGGTAAACACCTTCCCCGGTGAGCGCACTTGCAATTCGTCTTGCAGTTTTCCGGCTGCATCTTCTTGCTGCCAAATCTGCACGCCCGGTGCCTTCGTTGATCCGGCGACTAGCGATTCCTCACGCCATAGGCGACAAAAGCATGCGTCCGCGCGGTCCGGGTCGATATACAGTTCGCGCCATTGCGGCACATGGCGAACGGCCCACGGACCTTCTTCGACTTCAACGCATTCGTATAGAACAATGAGCGTCAGAATCGGCTTTCCGCCTCGCATCGTATATCGCCAATTGACAATCGATTCGGCGTCATACGCTTTGATAACGGGCTGTTTCTGTTCGGTAGAAAAATCGGTGAGCAACCCATGCCGACCGACCGCGATGACGTTTGCAAGCGTCGCCTGCGATTGCTGATACAACGAAACGCCCGCGCCATCGACGTTTGTGATAAGCGGTTCGAGCTTCGTTCCTTCGAGCGTCGATGTCGGATCGTTGCGGAAGGCGAGCCCGAGAAATCCTTCGAGCGTGAACCCCGTTGCAGGGAACCACACGGCGCGGTCGCGATAGGCCGCATTGCGCGCAACATTCGCGAGCGAAACGTCGTGCTTGTTCAGGAACGGGAGATAGTCACCCGTGCGCAAGACCTGATCGCCGCTGACGACATCGCGAATCAGCTTCCAACGATCCCGGATCGCGGGAGGGATTTTGTTGAAGCGGACATCATTGAACTTCGCGACGACATCAGCCATTGTTCATCCCCATAATCCCGAAATTGTAGTCGCTTCTAGCCGTTTGTCGCGGCACCTAGATTCAGAGACATCGCCGCGAGGTTCCCTGTTTCGAGAGACATATATCGCACGTCGTCGGGCAAGTGATCCTCTGCGTCCGTGTCGATGTCTTCGATGTTGTGTGCATCGCGCGGGACGTTCGGCATGATGCGAGTAAATTGGTTGCACCAATTGAACGCGTACATATGCGGCGATTCTTTGTCGCCTTCCGTGGCCGCTTTCAAGCGTTGCGAGACAAGCGACCAACCACGCACGCGCGAGCCCGGACGCTTGTCGGCTTTCTTCCATGTCACCCCTGCGCGCTTTTGAATTTCAGCGGGCGAGTCGTTATTTTCTTCATCGAAGATCGAACTATCCGCAGGGCCGGGTTTCACGCGTTCATGAATCCCCATTTGTTTTTGCCTACGCACGATGCCTGCGCCGATTTCCGAATCAGAGAGCCGCGCGCCTTGATTCGGCTTGCCGTTCCATCCGTACCACTCACCGATGCGGATCAGTGTGCGATTCGGGAATGACCTAGGCTTTCCGTCCGCCATGATTGCGGCTTCGCTATTTGTGACCGCCCACCATCCGACGCTAAAGGGTTTCGACTTTCCCCAATCGAAAGAGCGCGTGACCTTCCACGAATAGGGAATGGCGAAGGGTTCGAGTAGCAGTTCGTCGGACCACACGTCCGCGAAGAACGCACCGACCGCGATATTCCAATCGCCATCGAGCCACGCCTTTACCAATGCGGGCGAGCCCAATCCCGAAAGGCGGTCCGCGTAGAGCGGATCGTTGATCGCCATCGTCGGATTGTCGGAGAGCTTCGCAGGGATGTATTGCCGCAGCATGCCACCCTCGATAGGGCTCATGCGGGACATGCGATACGGGCGCGCGATGTCGATGAATGCCGCTTTCACCCATGTATGACCGATGCCACCGGGGTTTCCCGAAACGAGAATGCGAGGGAACAGGTGCGCAAGCGGATTAGGAACCTTCAATGCGCCAAGACGCACACGCGCGCGCAAGTAGTTATACATAGGCTCGGTCCAATGCGTGATTTCGTCAATCATCAACACATGGATTTCCGCGCCTTGATAGTTCGTCAAATCCTTTTCATACTGGCAATGGCAAAGGTTGATTTGCGAGCCATTCTTGAACGAGAAAATATGCTTCGATCCATTGTATGAACACATGCGTCGCGCGAGCCATGCGCCGAGCATTGCAACGAGCGACGATGGCCCTTGCAAATGGTTCTTTTCAAGATCGGGTAACGTGCGCCGGAAAATGTAGACTTGCAATCCCGGAATCATCATGCACCAAAGGATCGCAGCAACGCGTAATAGGTGCGACTTCCCGCCGCCCGCTGCGCCTCCGTACAGTATCTCGGTCGCCTCCGATAGCAAGCATTCGCCTTGCTTCGGATGTAAATCCAAATTTACTTCGGCGCGAGTGCTTTCAATCGCCATCGGGAGCGGTCGAGCCCATGTTCACATCGACTTTCTTTCCGCCGATAGTCACGTTCAAGACAGGTTGCGCGAAAGGATTGTCGGGGTCATTGCCAATCAGCATGCGACCTTGCTTCGGCTCCGCATATTCGGCGAGCTTGTTCAGGATTTCCAGCGCCGCTTTCGGATCGGGATCGAGCCCCGGAATCACGCCGCCCGGGATGCCTAGTTCGGGCTGCGCCTCGATGACGCGCGTCGGCTTGCCGTCCGCGACTTCCATCAGCCACCGCTCCATATTCCCTTGATTGCGTTCGAGCAGTTCGGCGATAAAAGCCGAAAACTTCTTGTTCCGGGATAGACCGGCGAGCGAGCCACCCTTGCGTCCGCCGCGCACAGCGTCTTCGCGTGGCATGACGTTGCCACTGTCGTCCATGTCGATGATGTCGTCGCTCATAACCAATCAACCTTTTGGGAATTGTATTCTGTCCCGCGCACTATTGCCAGCAGTTGCAAGAGAAAAGCCGCGCGTTCTCACCGGACCTTCATAGGACAGACAGCCGAGCCACACTGGCTCCAATCAGCGTCGGCGAAGTCTGAGTGTTCGCACGACGGGCACGTCACTACTTTCGACATAGCAAGTTTGGTAGCTTCCTGCCAACCCGAAGTCGGGATTCCCTTCGCATGAAGCCAGAAAAATTCCTTTTTCGTCTCACGTTCTCGCGACTTTTCTTCTTCGCTCAATCGTTCCCAACGCTCGCGCCTTTCTTCGTCTTCCTTGTCGCGATGGCGTCTCAAACGCGCCCGCCTTTCATCTTCATCAGCGTTAGCGTTGATTTGTTGTTGCACGATGAACAGCGGAAGCCACGACATGATTGCTCCTAGATTGATAGCGGATTTTGTAACGTCGCGCGCTTCCGGACCCGAATGCACCCATAGACCCATAGACGAAAAATTCGATCAGCAAAAGGGCCGCAGGCTACAGCCGCACGGTGGACCGCTGCACTCCGGTATTCTCTTAAATCTATGGGTCTATATGGGTCTATGGGTCGGAAGTCCGGAAAAGCGTGCGGCGACAACGACTTACAACGGACCCAAAGATCGGACCCACAGCCACGCGGCACCCATAGAATACCCATAGACCCATACCGACCCATAGTTTAGAACTTCTCCGGGCGGATGGAAACGACCTTTTCGCCCGTACCCACAGTGGGTCCGCCCGACCCCGTAGGTGTAACGCCGCGCCCGGCACGATTGGCGACCCATTCCCTGCCGCGTAGCAGGATCAACTCGCCTTCGTCTTCCTTGGACACGGAGTTTTTGACGAGAACCGATGTCGCCTTGAGCTTCGACCCGTTCGGTAGCGTGAACTGAAATCGCGGCTTTTCCTTGTTAGCTTTCTGCGCTTCCGTGCGCTCTTTCTGCACGACGCGATAGCCGCTTTTCTCTGCGCGATAGATAAGCGACCGCGAGCGAAAAAGCGAATCAAGTTCTTCGGTCGCTTTCTTGTCACCCGGGTCGATATGATCGTAAAACTCCGGTGTGAAAAGGCATTGCGGATTGCCAGTCGAGTCGAGAATTTTCTCGAACGTGTCATCAGGCGCGGAGTTCGCGTAATCGATCAACTGTTCGAGTGCTTCGGTCACGACGACCGGGTTTCCGGGATTGAAGTCCGAAAGATCGACGGTTTCGAGATATGCCGCGACGTGTTGTTCGCCGCCGCCATCGAGCCACGCTTTGTATTTGATGAAGTAATCGGGGTCTTCCTGCATGTACCAAAGCATCGGCAAGTGATAGCAATCAATCACCATCCAGCGCCCGCGATCTTCTTCCATGTAGATCGTCTTCAATGCGTTCGTCATGCCGATGACGAGCAACACGTTCGGGATGCCGTATCGCTTGACGTTCTTTTCCTTGATGAACAACGCGTCGGGCGGCGCAGCGCAATACGGCTTGAGTTTCTTAATCAGCGACCACGCTTTGTGTTCGCTTCCGTTCGGTTCCATTTCATTGATCTTCAACGCGACGCATTGCGCATACGGGTTGAAAGGCTCGAAGATTTCATCGGGGTCGATGGTCGATGAATTGCCACGTCCGAGCGCCTTGATGAACGCGTCAATCCACATATCCTTTCCGACGCGGCGATGTCCGCCGATCAGAATCCCGCAGTTCACTTTGATATGCGGGTAACGCAACTTGAACGCGAAGATTTGCTCGATGCGATGGCGGATGATCGGGTCCGGAATCAAGCGCCTGCCAAGATCGAGCCACGGTGCCGCCTGTTCCGGGCAACCCGCGTGCGGCTTCGGCGGGACGTACAGGTTCAGGATTCGATAATTCGGGATGTTGCGAATGTCGCCGCTCGACGTGATCGCCATGTTCTCGATGATCTTGTCGGCAACCGGATACCACGTCACGCCATGCACGACCTTTGCCGGGTCCGCCTTGATGTCCACGGACGGCTTGACGCGCCTAGGCGGGCGCGGGTTGCCTTGCGCATCGACGCCCATATCAATCTCACGCCACGGCTGCACGCACGCATCCACACCCGCCGCAGGGAACGGCGTGAGGGATTCAACGTGGCGGAACAAGTCTTCGCTTCCGACATAGATGAAGTCTTCATGTCGGAGCGTCGCCGGTTGCGAGATTCGGATTTCATCGATTTGCCGTTCGAGTTCCGCCGCGCGTGCATGCGGGTCGAATTCGTCAACGTCTTCGCGCTGTTCGTCGTCACTCACGCGAGTCTCCCGACGACAGCCGCCGCCGCAGTTTGCCCCGCGTCTTCGCACGCGAGGCGCGCTTCGCTCAGTGCATCATGCCTGCCATGATCGAAGCCACGTTCGTACAGCACGCGGCACAGAGCCACGAATTGCACCGCCGCAGCGCTGTCGAAGTCGAATTCATCAATCGTTGGATCATTGTTCGTCACCTGTTTGAGCGCTGATACGATTTCCGGCACGGATAGCGGCATGGCTTGTCTTCCTTGCACGCTCGATGGCTTCGAGCGCTTGTTGTAGTGGTGAGGGCTTATGCGCGGGTAACGGCAGGCGCGCGATGCGCCACCGGAGATAGGCCATGTAAGCTTCGATTGCGATGCGTGCAACGCACAGCAGGCCGACGACGCCGCCGATGAATTTCAAAATGTCGATCATGGCGGCACCGCGTTGAAGATCGCGTCGAACCCGGGGTCGTTCGTCTCCGCAATCTCGATTGCAACTTCGTTCGCGAGCCAATCAGTCAACTCGCGCCACGTCTTATCCTTGCAGTGTCCGTGGTGGCATTGGAACGCTCCATACCAATCGTTTTCCGACGCCGGTTCACGGATCGCTGCGCCCGTGTCGGCCCTGTCGGTGTGATCGTCAATCCACGGGCAGTGAATTTCAGTCCATCCGCTTTTGTCGGGGCCGAACTTCGCCTTGACCATTTTATGCGAGCGAAGCCACGAATACACGTCGGCCCACGCATTCACGCGCGCCTTATGATCGTCAAATACCAACTTCGTTTTGCTTCCCGCATACTTGCTTCCGCCACCCTTCAAGTTGAAAGCGGACATCAGTTCGGCGATGCTGTAGCGACGGTCGGAATCGAATTCACGCATGGCGCAAACCCATTCCTTTCCGTCACGAACGTATTTCGGTTTGCCATTGATGAACCCGGGCAGGCGACCGACACGGTTGACGCCCGCCATCCCCGGGTCGTTCCCGAGCAGTTCGCCCGCGATGAACGCGCGAATCACTTCATCGAATTTCACGATGTCGGTGCAGCGTTCGGAGAGCAAGTACCACCATTGCCAGTTGCCCGGCGAGGTTTCGATTTCGACACTTGCCCGGGGCCATCCCGGTTTCGCTGTCACCTTCGTGCCTACGTCATCGACCATCAGCGCGAGCCCGGCACCGAACACGTCTTGCCGCCTGCGGAACGTGCCGTCGCTCGAACGCTTGAAGCTCGCGCAAGTCGTGTAGCCGTTCGCCTTTTCCGAGACGACAATCTCGTTTCCCGGTTTGTACGGACGTGGACGCCAAGCGTGCGTGCCCGCCGTGTTCGGGTCGCCGATGAAGGCGCAAAGGATCATGCGTTCGTCGGGCGGCAAGTCGTCGCGCGCCAGCGCCAGCAGGAACCGCTCAGCGTCGGTCACGCCGCCATCCTGAATTGCTGGCGCGCCTGTTTCACCAGCGGCTCGCGTGTCGGCAGTCCCATGCGGATCGCGCATGCCATGCATTGCGGGCACGCTTTGGCGATGCGACGCGGGAGCATGCCTTCGCGAAGCTCGAACAGCGGGCTATCGGGCCGCGCGCGCTCTTGGCATAGCGTCACCAATGCGCCATCGGTTTCCTTGCGCCAGTAGTGCGGCTCGCGTTTGAAATCCCATCCGTGTTTCATCTTCTGTTTCCTAGTTGGTTTCGCTCACCGCGTCATGATCTTCCGACACGATGCTGACGCCGCCTGCGAACATCGGGCGCACCGTCCACGAACGGGCGCGCTCCGTGTTCATCCGCATTTCTTCGAGGCGCAGGAGCATGACGCGTTTACCGTCGCTGGCAATCTCGATGATCTTGCCGTTGTCGCTGACGATGGCCCAATGCGCGTATTCCTCCGGCGTGTTCTTCGCCACGCGCTGCACGGCTTCGAGGTCCGCCGCCATGCGTTCGAGACGTTTGGCCGCTTCGCGCAGGAGGCACCATTCGTTCAGGATGACCGGCACGGGGCCGGAGGCGGGCGCAGGCGAGCGTGATTCGGACAGCGCGCGCAAGCGCTCGCAAACGTGAGCGAGCGGCATACGCTCTGCGACGATCATCGGGTTATGCATTGCGTTTCTCCTTCGTTTTTCGCACCGGGTTTTGCGGCGGAAGCGGTTCGTTCATCGGGCCATTCATGCGGCGCTTTTCCATCCAACTGATGCACGCGGAAAATCCCGCATCCCAACCTAGGCCGAACGCTTCGCTTTCCTTTGTCTGTTCCAGCCCCGCCGCGCTGTTGTCGTCCAGCGTGCGGACCGGGAAGCCGTTTGCGTTTTCGCGCGGCATGCGGCTACCGTGGCCGCGTTTGGCGTAGCTGGTTGCCATGATCTAGCAGGGCGAGCCGGTGAAGGTCGCTCGACGGTATGAACACTTGCGACCCGTCACAGGCCGCGTTGCCCGGCGCTAGGGCCACGACGCGCGGATCGTTGTCGGCGACGACGACCACGGAGAGCCCGAACAACCCCGAAAGAGCCGGGTTGTCAAGCGAAAGAGACTGATTGCTAGCTGGTTTTTCCATATGCGTTTCCTTTCTGCCACTGTTGACGGCGATCCTGCATGGCTGACGAGAACCTGAGTTCTAACGATGCACGGCTGTGCAACTTCTTGTCAGCCGTAGTGACTGCCCACTTACTTTCTTGCCGTAAACCCTTCAACGGCCCGGCACGATTCTGCGCCTTGCGCGTCGCCGCGCGCGCCTACGGTCGAGTTCCATTCACAATCGAACACAATCTATATTCCAAAAGAAGTCGGGATGGGGTCAGTTTCGGGATAGGATGCACGCATCGGACCACTGAGACGCTCACGGGATGAGCGCGCGAGTGGTTTTTGTGGTTGCAATCTCTTGCACTTATCCGTTTGCGTGGGTTCGGTTTTTGGAATACATTTACCTATCGCCTCACCAACCCCTGAAAGGAAATCGCCATGAACGCCGCTCAAAAAATCATCGCCGCACTCGAAGTTGCTTTCGCCTCCTACGATGCCGAAGCCGTCGAAAAAGACATCGATTGGGCGATGGGCCGCGTCGCCGCGATCAAGGCTCTGCAAGATTCTTGGAGCCGCGAGAACAACGGCGGCAAGCGTGTTCAGTGGAACTACGCGCAACTGTTCGCCGTCGCTGGCGGGAAGACTTGGTACAACGTCTTCCAAGGTCGCAACGGCGCGATGATCGAAGAATTCATGCGCAAGAATGCCGCCGCCCGCATCGAGCGCCGGAACGCTTCCATCGCCAAGAAAATCGGCGAAGTCGAAGGCGAAGTGACCGGCGAGATTGTCTATACCCGCGACGGTTTCGACGGTATCTATAAGGTCGGCGGCAAGGCTGTTTACATCAACACGATTCGCGCAGGCGGCTACAACATCCAATGCGCTCACTATCGCGTTCTCGTCAAGGTCCGCGACCTGATTGCAAAGTGATACACAAAAGGGGCTTGCGAGCCCCTAGGTTTCGGGATATGATTCCCTCACTGAATCAACGAAAGGAAATCGAAATGACCGCCTCCCTCACCGTCGCAAACACGATCCGCCAGCAACTCGGTAACCGCTTCGTCGTCATGACGGGCGCTTGCAACTGGCTCGGTGACGCCCGGTCGCTGTCCTTCAAAATCGGTCGCAACTCGCGCGGTGTGACCCATGTCCGCGTCACCCTGAACGACGCCGACCTGTATGACATCGAATTCATCAAGGCGCGCGCGGGCGAGTCGAACGTGATTTGCGAAGCGGGCGACGTGTACGCCGAAGACCTTGCCGAAAACATCGGCTGCAATACCCGGATGG